TTCTACCCATAATATAATTTCTTAATGAGCTTTTACCAGACTGCTTTTTACCTGAAATAATAATTATTTTTTGCATATGAAATCCTTTAATAGTTCTCTTAATTCTTGAGTGGATGAATCTCCACAATCTTTGTTTATGGTTTGTTTATGTATGATATTATAATATCTTTTACATTGTAGTTCTATATTTGATCTTGCTGTTTTTCCAGCTTTATCATTATCTGTCAAAATTACCATATTGAATACTGGTAAATTATTTAATTTGTTTTGTTGCTCTTCCGTGAGCTTGTCTCCAAATACAGCTATAGAGTTGTATATACCAGCTTCTGCGAGCCTCCAAATGTCAGGTGGACCTTCCACTAGGATTATTGTACCAGTTTTAATAATTTGCTCCTGAGCAAACCATATGTTATATAAATGATTACCGCAATAAAAATCATCACTATTTAACCATTTGCTAGACCAAAACTTTTCCAGATTATTTGATGGACATTTTCCTATATGATAGCCACCGCATTTATTACATTCTGGATTTGGAGATCTGCTTGTACATCCAACGTAATTATAATTTTCATCATACACTGGGACTATTATTCTTGTGAAGAATTTTTTACCTTTTGTAGTACATGTTCCAATATCATACTTGTTTAATATTTCAGGAGAATAACCTCTATTAATAAAATATTTAGCTGGTATCTGAATTGAATTACGTATTTTTTCTCTTTCAATATTATATTTAATATCTTTAGGTTTTGTAGATACCAATTTAGAATACTGGTTTAAATCAGAGTTGTAGTTACTTACTTCTGCATATTTTTTAACAAATTTATATACTTCATTGTTTGAAATATCTTTGTTTTGTTGTACTGATAATATGCCTTTTACTAAATTAAATAATCCATATCCATATTTAGTTTCACATCTTTGAGTCCAACAACACCATAAACCGTTTTTATTACTACCTTCCAATAAAATAGATAAACTATCACTTTTATTAGAATCATGTAAAGGACACTGAAATGTTATTCTATTATGATAATCTTGATATTCTATACCTAAAAGATTTAAAATATCTCTAATATTTTCTGTTAAATCAAACTGGTTGCTGGTGTGTTCCAAGTTCATATATTCTAAAATTATCCATATTTATATTAATCCAATCTCCATCATTTAATCCTTCTGAAAATCTCATACCATCCATTGGAATAATTTTTCTATTACCTCGATCAATTCCTTCGTTGGCTATTTCCTCAGAAGTTTTTTTTCTTAGAAGACATAGCGATGCACATAACCATGTTAATCTATCTGACTGACTAACAATATCTGTTGTTTCTTTGGTTATACCGTCTCTATTAGCTTGTACAAAAGCTAAACAAGAGACTTTATTATTACCTAGAAAATCTGTTAATTTGCTAAGCTGAAATCCAAGTGCTTGATGTTCATTTAATCCTTCTAAGTCGTCTGTACTCATTAATTTAAAATAATCGTATATAATTACCGATGGTTTATATTTTCCACTATCGTCTTTACCTACGTATTTAATCAACCATCTTTTAATAATAGATAAAATCTCATCAAATGGCTTACCAGCAATGCGTTTGTATCTGAATGGTATATTTTTATACTGTCGCATAGTTTGATAAATCATATCTCTTTTAGCGAGTCTAGAAAATTTACCAGTTTCAATATCTCTTGGTGAAGTTGCAGTAAAAGCTGAAACCGCCCTATTTTTTTGTAATTCGTCATCCATTTCTGTATCTAAATAAAGAATTGGAATATTATTTATTGCTATATTAGTACCAATATTTAGTGCTAATACACTTTTTCCACTTTTTGGTCTTGCAACTACAAGGTTAATATAACCTGCTCTAAACCCTCCTCCAATCATATAGTCATACATCGGATAACCAGATGATATACCAACTTGATCGCATGGATTTTCTTCCAAATGCAATAAATGTTCATCAATATCTTGATATAACAATTGTGGGTCGTCATTACTATCAATTAAATGATCTGCTATATTAGATGTTTGATCTTCTACAATTGATAGTATCTCATCTATCGGTTCATTACCTGTTATATTATTTAGTTTAGAATGAGCTTGTTCTAATGAGCATTGCAGTTTATATGTAATAGATATTTTTTTTAGTTTTGTAGCTATTTTCACAAGATTTTCTAAAACTATTGAAGAAGAAAATATAGCCTTAATATAATTAAGATTATCTTTTGATGATAACTGCGTGTAATAACCTAGATCATTAGATATTGATAAAAAAGTTGGTATATCTATTTTTTCATGTGAGTTTAGGCCGTTTGCTAATACTTGAAAAATGGATCTGTTATTAATATCAAAAAAACAATTATTATCAATTATTTCTTGTATTTCTGTGTATGCTTCTACTCCTTTTTGGGCTAAAGCGGTTAATATAAATCTTTCAGATCCTATATCTCCAGCTATTTTAGCCACGCATTGCTCCTCTATTAGTAATTAAGCATGAATCACATGTATAAAGACCATCTCTGATATATATTGGACTTATGATAAACTTTTTTCCACATATAGTGCATGGAGTTTCTTTTGGTTTATCTTCTCTGTTTCTTGTTGTGGGTAATTTGTCATATATCAAACTATTATCATGTGGAACTACCCCAGGATCTATAAACAGATTCTTTCTTGGTCCAGTTTTGATAGGTACTCCAGATTTTTTTTCTGATTTTATAGGCTTAATAGAAGACTTATCTTCTTGTGACTGTTGTTTAATTTGCTTTCTTTTTATAATAATTTTCTTATTCATCTATTTCTACCTAAATCTCTTAATAGGGTTGACATATAATATATCTTACTAGACATATCTTGTAATTCAGTTAATCTAGATTCAGCGTCTTTAATTATCTCATTTAGTTGAGTGGCAGCAGAATCATTGTTTACAATCATATATTTTACAATTTCATATTTCATCATTTTATCTCCAACATATTTATCATAATTATGAGATATTAATTTATTTAACTTGTCTTCTGCCCATTTTAGTATAGCTGTATTTCTATTTGTTTCTTTAGTTAATACAGCAGCATACTGAGCTAATAAATATGCAAATTCTTCCATTCCTGTTTTATCTAGATTTTTTAATTGTTTAAAATCCATTAATAAAACTTGTTCAACTTCTGTATTATATATAATTTTATCTGTACCAATATCAGAAGCATATCTATTTAAAGTTTTTTCAAAGTCTTTTAGTAACTCTGTGTAAGATTTTGTGTTTCCATAATTCTGGTGACTCATCGTAGTATAAACCAATTAAAGTAATATTATTTTCATGAAACCATTCAATTTTTTGAGCATCATTACGTTGAGCTTTATAGAATTTTTGTTTAGTTTTAAAGAAGAATTTACTATAACTTACGTGTTGCTTTCCATGTGCTTCAACAGCAAGTTTTTGAGAAGGTATAAAAAAATCTGCATATAAAGCAGGTTTTAATCCAGGTAAAGTAAACTCTTCTAGAATTTGATCTAGTGGATATAATTCTTTTAGTATATCTCTGACTCTTTCATGAAGATTACTAGTATTGCTTCTAGCTCTAGTATATTTTGTTATATCAACATTATAAATTTTTCCATTATATTTAAATTTCATAGCATCGAAACTAATTCTTTCATTATGAACTTTTGTACTTTGTCGTTAGAGTTAATAAAATCTCCAACTTTTTGCAAACCTTGAAATGTGAAAGATTTTTCTTTCTTCTTCGGATCAATCATGTCTTGAATTTCTTGATCTTCTGATAGTAATAAACATGTAATTTGATACCATGCTCCACTCTTAGTTATCAAACCAAAATCTAATCCCAAGTTTGCCAACTCCATTCCAGCATCTAATCCATAATTATATCTAAAATATGAAGATACTTCCATTCCCGGTGGACCTAAAGCAGACCATTCAACCAGCCAATTACTTTGTTGTCCAATATTTCTTTCATCTTCTATCCACTCAGTTTTAGTTTTACACTTCATCTTAATGTCTGATTGATATTGGATTTTATTGCCACCGTCTTCACTAAAAGGTGATCCATATCCAGATGTATTTGCTATTTGATGTGTTATTAAGATTATAATTGCATTTTGAACAGGTACAAGAGGTGCCATCTTTCTGGTAAAATTGGCCATTAATTTTGGACCAAGTGATCTTGTATTACCTTTAACGGAATCAATATATTCTGTTGTTGAACATAAGGAAGAAACCGAATCTATTACAACAATACAATTTGGATTTTCTTTGATGTAAGTTTCTGTTCTCTCAAGAAAATCTTCAGCATGTATAATATCATCCTGAGTTGATCTCATTATTTGTAATCTTGTAGGATCAAGAAATCTATTTCTTAAATTGATCTCTTTTAATCTGGTTTCAACATCAACATATAAAGCTTTACCTTCTGGAAATTGAGTTAAATATTGAGAAATCATATGCATTGCGGCACTAGATTTTCCAAATTTGGGTCGCCCTGTTAGAACAACCCAAGAACCTTCTGGTATTCCACCACCTAATCCAATATCAAAAGCTGGACTAACTCTTAATATTCTAACTGGTTTAGATAAGAATGTATCAGCAAATATTAGATTAGAATTATTTTCTACTTTTTCTGCTTTTGCTTTTTTAGCCATCTAGCTCTCTTAGTTTACTTAAAATATCTTTTTTATTTTTGTGAGACCCTCTGTGTTCTCCTTCACTTATAGTATACTCTTTAATCGGTTTTTTTTTCCAATCTGATCTAACTTTTTCTTGCTTTTTTATTAAACTTTCCAATCCAGGATATTTAATACTGTATATTCTTTTTCCTTCATCAGAAATAAGTGCCATAACAACATCATCTGGATTATATGTTTTTAAATATTTAGAAACTTGTATAATTTTAATTTGATATTTTTTCTTATACTCATCTAACATCCAAAAGCGATGAGGCAAGATAACCTTACGATTATCTGCCTCTCTAATAATTAGTATTTCGCTTATATACTGTGCTGCTGTTACTTTGGATCCTGCTTTATTTGTGTACTTGGCTTCCATATTATTGATCTTTCTGTCATAGATTCAGTAATCGATCTAATTTCTTGTTCTACCATTATTATTTCTGGCGTAGACCATTTTTCTGTATAAATTATATTATCTATTACTTTTCCGATAATATATCTGTGAAAATTTTTATCAGAAGAAAAGGGGGCCATTATAGATTTTCTAAAAAAGAAGCCTTGACATTCATCATTGTTTTCAAATACTGTTTCTATATGAGATCTAAATCTGATTTGAAATTTATCGATAAATAGATTATTTTGTTCACAGTATATTTTTAATGGAGTAAAACTATCTTCATTGTCTACACATTTATCATCTTGGTAAACAATTTCACCGTTTGATAAAAATGCTATCCACAAAGTATTACTTTCAATATAATCATCGTCGACAGAATTTCTCATTAGTTATTTATCACCTAGTGGTTTAAAAATAATACTTGGATCAAAGCGTTTCTTTGGTTTAATATCATCTGTATGATGAGACATAGCTTCAGACATAGCTATTGCGCCCTTTTTCTTAGGCATTAAATCTAGTAATGTATTTTTCTTTTTTTCATCAATTGTTTTTGTAACTGTACTTAATCCATTTAACACAGAATTAATTGATTCAACTGATCTATCTAGTGTTTTAGCAAGCTGTTCTATTGGTTGTCGTCTATTAGAAATAATATATTCTTTTTCTTCTTTACTTAATCTACCCTTTTTCATTGTTCCATTTTCCTGTTAGCGTTATTTAAATGTCTTTCGTTTGATGTTCTTAGATACCTAAGATATGTGTAATATGTTTGTGAATTAACCTTTTCCCATTTTAAGTTGGATTTTGGTATAACAACATGTGGACTAACCATTCTTTTATTATACATTCTAACATAATAAGCGTTTCCACTTTTTTTACACCATGCATCTTTTTCATTATCTGTAGTTGAGCCTACGTTATTCCACAATTCCATTTAATCTCCTATAAACTTTAGTTAAGCAATCATTTTTATCAAAACCTTCAATAGTTAATATCATTTTAGATTTTAGATGATTATTTTCTAGATCCTCTTTTGACACAATCTTTCCAGAACATTCACCATTATCTATTTCGTGAACTTCTAAATTTATTAGCATCACAGCTTTATGTGCCTTCATATAAATATTTCTCCACTCTTTTTGAGTCTCCTGATTTTAAAGCAGTTTTGATATGACTTGGTAAATCTGGAATATCTGAAGATTCTGATGGTCTTAATATCTTTTTGCCAGTTTTTGCTTCTAGAAGTTGTCTGCCTTTTTCGCGAGATTCGTTTTGTTCTTTTTTAAGTTGCTCTTGTTTAAGTAAGGCGGATTCACCCATTTTTTTTGTATTTACTTCAGCTAGTCTTCCAACAGTAGTTATACCTTGGTCTACAAAACCTAACACTGGTTGAATTACTCTATACACTGAGTGCCCCAATTCACATTCAGTTATTGGTTCTGCTTTAATAGACTGAAATAGTTCGAACTCGCAATTACATTCTTTGCAGTGATATACATATATAGGCATTATGGTAACCTCAAGATAATATCTTTGATTAATTTATTTCTAATGATATCATCTTCAAATAATTCACAATGATCTATATCTTCAACGCCATTAAGTTTTTGAATTACTTTCAAATAATCACAAGATATAAGATCTGTTTGATTTGTATCCCCCGTTAATACACATTTTGAATTTTGTCCAATACGAGTAAGAAACATTTTCATTTGACCAATATCAGTATTCTGACACTCATCAAGAATCATGAAAGTATTGTGATAATTCATTCCTCTCATTAATTCTAAAGGAGCTATTTCCACATAACCTTCTTGAATGAGAAAATGTGCTGTATTATTACCAACTAAATTAATCATCTCATCCATAACAGGTTTAACGTAAGGCATAAATTTTTCATTAAGATCACCTTTTAAAAAGCCTAAACCTTTTCCACATTGGACCATAGGTCTTGTAAATAAGATCTTATCAACTTTTTTATGTTTCAAATAAAATAAAGCAGAAGCTGTAGCTAAAAAGGATTTTCCTGTTCCTGGACAACCATGACATAGTGTTATTGTATTTTCGTCAATACATTTTAAATATTTACTTTGATTGATTGTTTTAGGTTTAAAATTTACTTTTAATGTTTCAATAGGAAAACTATAATTCATTTGACTATTTTGTTTTGTGTTTTTTCTTCTTCTCATAGACCACTGCTTCCA